CTGTTTGAGTTACATAGTCTACTGTTATTGTACCAATATGTAAATCTGTAACTTTTTCTCCTCCAGATAATTCCCAAGAAAATGTTCCTACATCTGTCAAATCTCTATTTGTATCATCATCCCACCCACCAGTATAAAAGGGACTTCCAGAAGATGTAGGGGATGCTACTCTTCCTATAACAAAAGAAGGAGATACTAAAAATCCATTAGTATCTCCATCAGTAGTACCTATATGGCTTGCAAAAGTAGTAGGACCTGTGCCAGAATTACAGCATATCAGCAATTGTTCATTTAGGGCATCTACAGCATCTGCTATACTCATAGTGCTACTAAGAGTTAGTATACCGTCTTGATATGAACCATCTGAAGGATTACCTAGATTAATCTGCCCCCCAGATATAGACAGCCATCTTGGAGGAGGGTAGTTAGGATCACACAAGCTTATCTCTAAGAAACCTGTGTCTAAATTTACAATTAATGTTCCTGTGGGAACTTCACTTAAGGAGGGTCTTTCATTGGAATGGAAGAATCCTACCATTCCTTGGTGTCTGCCCGATTTTCCTAAACGGGCGTATGGAAAACAACGATCAGAATATCTAACCGCTACATCATTTCGTGTTTTACCAATGTGTGGTTTATGGATCTTAGTTGACATAGCCCCGAAACAGTCACCTTATCTTTTTCCTTAATAATCACCACGTTTCTAATCCTTCTTGAACAGAGTTAAGAAAAAACAAAATAAGGGATCTTACCTATAAAGATAAGACCCCCTCAAGATATAGTTAGCTATTAGCTAGACCTGTCAATTACACCCATAGTTAGCATGCGAGAATCAAGAACAGCTAATCCAATTTGCTCCCAACCATAGAAACCTTGTTTCTGTTCACGGTGCAAACTAGGATCATCCCAGAACTTTAATTCCTGTTTAACTGGCATTACCAAACTGTCATTTGAAGTAAGGTCAAAGCCGTAAATCTGAGTTTCACCTGCAGTAGTAACAGCTCCACTAGAATCAACTACGTTTTCGTTGGTAGGGTCATAGTCGTTAAACGCTCCACCACCACCTACTCGAAAGATACCGAAACCAGAGCTTGCGCTGTTGATATTGTATTTTCCAGTAAGACCTAGTTGATGAACTTCGTGTAAACCTACACCAAAAATTTCACTTCTACCAGCTGCTTGGAAAATTTCTCTCCTAGTTACAGGATCAACCTCACTTTCGCTCCACTCTCTAATGTCAGCCATATCCTCGGGAGAAACATAGAGATCTGTAAGAGTTCTCTTATTACGCTTCATCCTAACCATCATTTGGTTAATTAGCTCTTTACTCAAAAAACCTGCAGCAGGACCTGTCGAAATCTCCACAATTGGAGCAGGACGGGGGCCTAGCAAGCCTTTTCCAGCAAAAGCAGTAGTTACAGCAGGCACAAGAACCCTCCACGCAGACTCTTCTTCGTAGTCAACTACAGTACGAGCAGCATTACGCATAGCACGCTCTGCAATATCAATACGACCGTCTCGTGCATAATCTAGACTCCAATCAAAAGAAGTACCAATCTTGAAGATAGGCACATAGACTTCTTCCCCGACAGCTTCGATATAATTCTGTGGAATATATCCAAGAGCTGGAAGAACAAAAATTGGGGCTTCGAAATCATCGGCTACAGGGTAAGCAGCTTGCGCTCCTGGTCCCAAAGGCTCTACTGCGAACAATTGACGAGCCAATGATTGATCTCTCACCAATTGAAGGATTGGAACAGTAATTGCTGCGGCAATTTCCTTCTTTTGCTCAGGAGACAATTGTTGGCCAGCACTATCCTTTAGAAGAGATCTAAGTTCTTCTTCAGGAAAATTTTCAATATTATCTACCATTTTTTACTTGTTTGCCTCCATTAAATTTCTAACTTAATTAGAAGTGGTTCCCCTGCAGTCACTTGGGCAGCAGTAAGGGAAGCCATAGCTGTAGCAACCCTTTTTGGGTTACCATCAGCATCTTGAGCACGTCCTGCGGGACCTGCATCATTAACTAACTTTCCATTATCCGCACCACCATCAGTTACTGCGTAAAGAGCATCACCTGCAGTGATTGCACCATTATCTAAATAATAATCTGTTTCCCAAGTTCCGCCACCATGAGCAACCATTACTGGTTCACCCAAAAAGGCGTCACTGGAACCTAATTGACTTGGAAACCTAAAACCTTTAGGAAGGTTAGAGGATTCGGCCAAAACATTTTGACCAAGCAAGCCAAAAGGCTCATGACCAGAACTAGCAACACAAGCAACCTGCTGGTCTCCAGCGAGATACACTACACATCCAGCGGCTGCAGTACCACTACTCTCATTGTGGGTCAATTGAGCATCTTGTTGATTGGGATTTCTTGGTTTAAGCATAGCTTATAAATCAACCTCTCAAATTGTTTTTATTTTCTGCAAAGCGCTGACAAGCCAGCAAACTTATTTGTTCCAACAGATCCTGTTGGTCTGTAAACAGACGCTGATTCGAAATTATTCGGAGATCCTTTAGATCCTGAATGCGCTTCGTCAGTATCTTCGCTTTTTGCAGTTGCTTTTTCGTTCTGGGTCTTCTTAGTAACTTGAGCAAGAATATCTTTAATAAGATTAGCAGCAGCAGTAGATTCTTCTTCCGTAGCAGCTTCCTTAGAAACTTCTTCGGCCAGTTGTTCTACTACTTTTTCAAGTTCTTCTTCAGACCCTGTTTCTTCTTCTGAAGAAACTTCCTCATTACTGTCTGATTTAGAGGCAGCAAGAGTTGTAGATTTAATGTCTTCCAATTCTTCAACATATTCGTTGAAAGCATCATCTGACATTTCTTTAATCCTAGAAACTTGTTTTATTCTATCTGCCTCGTTTGCACGAAGTAGATCTTTTTCAGCAAGGATTTGGACCCTATTGGACAAGAGTTCTTTTTCAGCCGCTTCAGCCATTTTCTTTTCAGCCGTTGCTAGTGAACCTAGAGCTACGTCTCGCTCTTGCTGAAGCTTAGTAATCTCTTCTCCAGCTTTCTCCAAATCGGCTTCTTTTTGAGAAATAGCTTCATGAAGGGCTTCAATAGTCTCTGTGTATTCGGCGTTAGCCTTTTCCAAAGCCTCAACTTTGTCTTCGATATCTTTCAAAAAAACCTTAAGGTCCTCTTGTTCTTTCTGAATCTTTTTCTGAGATTCAGCTTCTTGCATTTTCTTATCGAAGACAGACTCGACCTCTTCAACTGTAAAGGTCTTTTCGTTTACGTCTTTGTCTACCATTTAATATGAAGCCTCCTAAACTAAATTTTCTAGTTTGGTAATTTATCTATAATTGATAATAGTATGGAACATGTAGTTAACTGTTATTATCATCTATTTTCTGTACTTTTATAGACCTATTCTGCTCATTTGAGTTTTTATCAAAATTACTAAACTTCTTATTTTTCTTTTTCTTTCTTCTTTTCCTGCTCTTAGATTTAAAGTTCTGCTGTCCGTCAGACAGCATTCCTTTAAGGTCTTCAGGAAAAAATTCCGATAATTTTATCACCTATTACTCTGCGTTTCTAAATTTAGAAACAAAACTTTCCACGTTTATACCAAAATCATTGGCAGCTTTAACTATCTTTACAAATAAAATGGTTTTCTCTTGATCTGTGATATCTTGCTTAATTTTGTCAAATCTGCTTATAGCAGCGATGACTGCTTGTTTGGTATCAAGAGGAAACAAACCTAGCCTAGGAATACCAAAATTAGACCCCTCTGACTCCTCATATGGAAGTATATGTTCAAAATTTCTTGTGTCTAAACCAAAGATATACGCTTTTCTTAAAATTCTAGCGTGGGGATAAAGGTACTTCAGAGGGTTACCATTCTCTTTTTTAAGCCTCTCAGAGGTAATTTTTTTAGCTACTACTTCCATAGCCATACTTACTAATTCAGGAGTATTTATAGGCAATTCTCTCTTCTCGGGAAATACAAAATCACTGTTTTGTAGTTTAGAAAGATCTTCTTTTCTAGAAACCTTGCTTAAAGCTTTATTCACTCTATTCGCTACATCACTCAATAGACTTCTAACTTCTTCTAGACCTGGATTATATACATCTACTCTTTCAGTCACAGTAAGATCATCGTCCATTGGGGCATTGACAGCCCTATTATTAGGATGCCCGTCGTCAAATGTAACTGATCCTATAGGGGGTCTCTCGAATTTATCATCAAACTCAGCAGGCCCAGGAATAAATCTTTCCCCATAACGTTCATTAATGCTGGGATCGCCAGATCTTTGTGGAGGAGATGGTTGGGAGTCTGCAGGAAGAAAAACTATATCGTTTCGAGTTCTCTCTACGTCGCCATCTGCCAAAGTACTTTTGGGGTTCCATTTTTCCTCTCTAACAGCATTATAGTGAATAATATCGTCTTTAATTAACCTAGAATACTTATGTCTCAAGCAAGATCTGTCTGTCGGGTCTGCTCCAAAAACAGGGCAGGGTTGATCAAATAGCTTGCACCAGTGAACCCCCATTAGTCTTCCTGGATTGGGGGCTCTATCAAATTCGTAATGATATTTAGCAAAATCAATA